GTCGCTGAACCTGACGTTCCGCTCGGCACCGAAGGCATGGATAAGTGTGATTAGGTCACGCATCTCACTGACGCGCATTTTGCTTGTTGACTGGCCCAGCACCACAAAGCCGCCGTTGATACCCGGCACCGTCTCCTGTCCTTTCAGGCTGGCGCTGAAAATATGCTTCCAGCTCTCTGCGTCGAGTTTCTTCCCGTACCAGACCACCTGGATCGATACGTCATGCAGGCAGGCCCAAAGCATGCGATTTTGCGCAAGGCTTCTGGTGTCTTCCTGGATGGTTACCTGCAGAGGTTTGTCGGGATTGGCGGGGAGTTGCTGGATGGCGGTGATGCAGTTCTGTCGGATGTTGTCGCTCCTAAGCAGGAACGTTGCTTTCTCCATCGCGTTTGTCTCGCTTTAATGCGTCGCTGAGTAACTTCCTTATGCCGTGGCTCAGGCTGAGTGTGCCTGCATGCTTCTGAGCGAACCGGCTGATATCGATAGCCAGCTTATCCAGCTCAGCGTCTGATATGACGTGCTCAGAGCGTTTTAAGGGGATTACGTTGCTTGTCATTCGTCTTCATCCTCACCCCACTCCCAGTCATCATCTTCATCATGCTGGTTGTGTGACATCAATGGGTTCATTTCGCGACCTGCTCGCTCGGCATATCCGCGGCGGTTCAGGTTTCTCAGTACGCCATAAAGCTCAAACATTTCGCTACGTTTGGGGCCAACATCCAGAGAGCAGGCAAGCGTGTGGCATTCCACTGCTAAGCTTTCTATTTTTTCCCGAAGCTCTAATTCTGTTGTCATATCACTGCTCTCCGTTCTGATTGGTGGCCCGCTCCGGGATGATGCGGTAGGCGATGATGTCTTGAGAGTGCCCAGTGCGCTCCCAGCCCCATAAATAAGATGGCCCCGGCCCATCTTTACCACCATCTGAAAACATTACCTTTACAGTGGTGTCTTCATGAATAGGGCGCTCACCACCACCCCACGCAATCCACTCACCCCGATCCTGCTGCTTAATCAGCGATTGGGATAGTTCCAAGGTCATCAATGTCAGCACATTTAGCCTGTCGATAGCGCATCTGATGATGGCATCCTGTTGTGGAGTAAGGGATAAAGAATCCCTGACCGCTTCCAATTGCCCGGCGATAATGCTTTTTTCGTAGTCCTGCTGCTCCAGTATCTGGAGTGCATTACATGAATCCTGCCAAGAGAGCCACATGCGATGCAGGGCCTGGCTTTTGTATTCGCCGTCGTGAAATTTAATCAGCCGGGTATCAAATTCCGTTGATGCCCACTCTTCAAACTGCTCTCTGCACTTCTCAGCGGTTAGCTTGTTCATTGGGTGCCTCCATAGCGCCAGTCATTGGCCGGCTGCTCTTTGTTTTTGTTGTCGGAATACTGCTGAGCCACATCTGCCTGGTCGATGTTGGTGAAGTGACCATTCTTCCAGCCCATGTAGAACGTCTTTGGCTGGCCGGAGCGGTACTTTCCGACGATGATTTCTGCGATGCCTTTCATGTCGCTGTTGTCGTGATACACCTCATCCCGGTAAGGGAAGATAATCACGTCAGCGTCCTGCTCAATGGCACCGGACTCGCGAAGGTCTGACATCGTTGGCCGCTTATCTGCCCGAGCCTCAACGCCGCGGTTCAGCTGTGACAGGAGAATTACCGGCACTTTGTTGCGAAGGCAGAACTGCTTCAGCTTGCGGGTGATTTCGCCAATAGCCAGATCGTTTCGCTCGGCTTTGGGCTTCTTCATCAGTCCGAGGTAGTCGATCGACACAAAGCTCAGTCCGCCATCCATGTTCATGCGCTCTGCGTGGGCGATGATTTCGTCAACGCTCAGCGTTTCATCCAGCACGTAGTTATCTTCGCTCTGAAGCTGCGCTGAGGCGCTGGTTAGTCGCGTGTACTGCTCATCAATCATGTCCAGCGGGTTACGCAGGGAGCCAAGAGAGATGCCGCCACGGTCAGCTACGAAACGCTCAACCACCTGCATGTCTGACATCTCCATCGAGATCATTAGCCCTTTGCCTTTCTGCCGGCCGATTGAGTTACCGATGTTGATAGCCAGCTCTGTCTTACCCATGCCCGGGCGGCCAGCGATGACGATCAGGTCGGTGCGGTCGAATCCGCCATAAGCTTCATCCATCGCCTCGATGCCAGTCTTCAGGTACAGGCCGGATTCATGACCTTCCATGCGCTTTTCCAGCACCTGCATGTAATCCGTCAGCATGTCGCCAATGCGGCGCGGCAGCCGGTCGGTGGTTTCGAACTGGAGCTTTGATATGATGCCGGTCACTTCAGCAATGCTCTCGTTGATGTTCTGCGTGTTGGCGTTAGCGAGCATCTCAGCCGCTTTCGTCAGGTCTGCAGCACCCTTACGTAGCATCCAGCACTGGCGAACCAGCTTGGCCCACGCCTTGATGTTTGCCGCGGTCTTACACTTGAAGCCAACGGTCATGACGTGGTCGCGCGTTTCTTCCGGCACGGCAGCCCCAACAGTGAACGGGTCAATCGGTTCGCACTTGTCGATGAACCGGCAGATGACCGTGTAAATCTGACGCAGGTGATGGTTGGCGAACGCCTCAGCAGGAAGCTTTGCGGCGATATCCCGGCAGTCGATGTGATCGCCTTTGACCATCATCGAGCCAACAAGCTGCTGCTCGAAGTCTAAGCTGTCCATTTCAGGCCTCCTGGCTGATGATTTCGTCGATTTTCTTCTGGGTCAGAGCCGTGTCGAGTCCGTACTTTTTCCCAGAAGGATTGGCACCGCAGGCCCAATCGGTCGGCTGGTAGCCAAACTCGATGTAGCCGTTCAAGAAGGTGTCGATTTGCTGGGCCGGTCGCCCAGTTTCTTTGCAGTGCTTCAGGTGGGAGTCGTACAGGCGCTTGATGCCCTTCTCTGTCGTGGCGCTGATGCTCAGGATTTTCGGTAGTCCGAATGTTTCAGCTTTGCGATTCCATGTGTCTTTCAGTCGGTCACGGTCGAAGTGGTATTTGCTGACTGTCTGGCGCTTTGGCTTTTCTTCAGCAACCGACAAAATCCCCTCTGGGGATATAGGGGTTTCTTTTTTCTTTAAAGAGTTTCTTTTGTGTGTCTCTAGGTTCGAGACATCATTTGTCTCTAACTTAGAGACTTTATTTGTCTCTACTTTAGAGACAAAGTTGCTAACCTGGAGACTCTTGCTGAAATTCCATGCAGAGACTTCCTTGTTGATGCCGATTTTGCTTCCGTCCATGAGTAGGCAATTCATTGAAAGCAGTTCTTTTTTCGCCTTGTTGACGTTCTGCCGTGACAGGCCGGTAATGCCTGCAAGCTGTTCGTCTGCAATGCGATCTGTTTTCTTGCCAAAGCCATAGGTTTTGCGAGTGATCGCCAGCAGAACCTTCAGCTGTCGGGCGGTTAAATCGGCGCTGGCAATGGACTCCAGAAGCTCGTTAGCGATGCGGGTATATCCATCATCGGTATCGGCCACTCTGCGCTCCACGGGCTGCTGTACAGCCCCGAAATTTGCATACGCTACGTTACTCATTTGCCCTTCTCCTTTGCTTTAGCTTCCTGCAGGCACTGGCTCAATCGGCTAGCACCAAGCTGTGAGAATGACCGGTAAAATTGCTGCCGGGACAGCTCTTTAAAGCGGGCAAATCTTTCATGTTTCTCAGGTTTCATGTATTATTACTCCTGTGAATTGATCCAGTCATTTCGCATCAGGCCTCGAAGCTGTTAGCGCAGCTCGGGGCTTTTTCTTTGGTCAGCAGTTGCTCAATACGCAACAACCTCTTAGCCATCTCCGACTCCGGTGACACCACATCCAGATAAGCCAGCGCCAGACTCATCATCTGGAAGAAGCTGTGACGCTGCTTTCCTGATGGCCTCTTCATGCGGCTTACTGCTGCGTCATCCAGACCGAGCACCTTCGCTAATTCTCCCTGCCCACGTTCAGCCAGTTTGTTCAGTAGCTGACTTTCAATCTCTCTCGCTTTTTTGCGATATGTTGCAAGTTCCATCATGTAATATCCTTTTGTTCAATTAGTTGCGTGACATTGTGGTGAGCAAGTCACTTCGGTTTAAAGTTCCCCGCGTTGGCGGCGGGCTAAATTGTGTAAAGAGCGGTGGAAATCAGGCGGCGGTATTGACGCCGTTTCCGTATTGCAGCCAGACAGGATCACATTGCAGAGCTACAGCGATTTCGAAGATCTTCCGTGGACGCTTGGTGATGCCAGCTTCAATCTGTTGGATTGATTGCTGCTTCACACCTGCCTTAAGCGCCAATTCGGTCTGAGTCATCTTCAGCTCTGCTCGTTTCTGCTTGAGGCGCTGGGAGATAGTTTGCATATAGCCTCCTTGACAAACTTTCTTGTATTTTAAATACAAACTA